TCTACCCATAAATCTATTATACACGTTTTTATGCGTCGTGCAAGATACCATGTACTTCTAATGCTCTGTGTACTGCTAATGCATTGATGAATTCATGCCTATAGGCATATTCTTCAAGGGCTTCAGGGTCTTCTGCTATATAGTCAAATACTTCATAAACACTGTTGCGTAGATGCAACACAGACTCTCTTTGTCCACTTCCAGGTAATCCATCAAAATCTTTAATGTATGAATTAATTAACTGTTCTGGTACTTCATATGTATTTCCAAAACAACTTACTTGCATAGGTGCCTCGCTTATGATTGTAATGTTACTAAGACTAAACCCACATTTCCTAGAGCGTATCCTAGAAATGAGATTCCCATGCCTACTTGGCCTTTCATAATAAAAGTTATTCCAACATAAAAATAAACTATACCAATCATCCCAATTAACCAAGCGTTCATTTAAAGTCGTCCTTTGCAGTTTCTTTAACACGAACTAACTTTGGTTGTCCTTCTGGGCGAATAATTAAATCACCTAACCAAGCCGCTACTTTACCTTTAGGACCAATCTTTTCTAAAGTTGGTAATGATTTTAATTTAGGTGGTTCCCACAAATCTGTTTCTGATAACCCATGCTCAACTAATATTGTTGCAGCAAGGTGGCTATCTGCTATCTTACGATGCGTTACTGTAGTAGATAACTTATAACCTTTTGGAATTTTGTTTTCTTCAATTGCTTTTGTAAGTGCAAACTCTTCTACATCACTAACCCACGTTTTTAAATCTTGGGCTTTGGAGAGGACGTTGCTGATTTCTTCGTCACTGAGGAGCGGCGGGTCTTTGAAGTCTTGTTTGGCAAGCTCGGTGTTGAAGTCTGATCTGGCACGACACTGGGCTTTTGCTTTGCAGAACTGGCACCAATCACCTGGGAGAAACTCGCCTGACCCTGCCCACGCCTTCTTGGCTTTAGGTTTGACGTAATAGTTCGCCCAGTCGATGAGCTTTTCAATTGTGGTTCCGTCCGTACTGATGGAGTCGAGTCTTGGTTGGTGGATGGTGTAACTGACTTCTTTAATACTGGGGTATTCCTCTTTGAACTTGGCATACGCTCCAAGGGCATAGAGTCTGAGTTGACTGTTGTCGATGGCTGAAACGGGAATCCCTCTTCCGAATTTGAGGTCGATGACACGAATGGCGCGCTCAGAAAGAATAACCACATCGGCTGTACCAAAGCCATCAGGAACCCAATCAGAGAAGTCCACACGTTGCTCAAATAGCGGCGTATCCCCTTCACCAATTTGTGAACGAACGTAAAGAACATAATTATCGACGTTATCCTCGAAATCAAGCCTTTCCTCTTCTGTATAATTTGCATATATGTCATGCGATTTGACCTCTTCGTATTCTTGTACATATTCTTCATGGTTAATTTGATTAAAATACAGTTTTAAGCGTATTTCGCTTAGGGTATGAGCCAATGTACCTTCCGCAGAGAAATCAATCCCCTTGGTATTTCTTTTGGGTTCTGGAAGTGTTGATTCTAGACGAGCACTTGGTGAGCAAGAAAGCCAACGTTTAGAACTGGATGCGCTTAGTAGTGCGTGAGCTGTCATATATTCTTTCAATTCGGTTAATATGTATATATACTAATACAAAAATATATACAAGTCAACCCTAATTAAAAAAATATATTATTTTAGGGCGGAAAGCAAATCGTTTATTTCTTTATTAAAATCGACCTTAGTTTCCACTTTGGCGTCTAGTTTAATATCTCGGGTTTCTCTGTAGTCGGCTTGAAATTGACCACGAAGAGCGATTTCTGCTATTCTGCTATTAAAAGTTCTGTTGTTTACATTATCAAGAATCATTTTTTCCCAGAAAGCCTGGCTATGGGTTACTGCAGTATCTAATGCGTCTGCAAACTCTGGATGATTCTTTTTCCATGTTTCTGCTATACTTTTGTTGATTCCAATATCTGCAAACATCATTTTTTGGGATGCGCCTTCCTTCCCGAGTTCTATCATGCGTTCACACATCTCGGGTTTAAATACATATTTAACGGTTGGTTTTTTGGTAGCCATTAACAATTCCAATTTTTAAGAGATGCCTTCGCTCTTTCAGCGGGGCCTTTTGATTTCCTTACCACACCTTTCATACGAGCACAGAAAGAGGCTTTACGACCCTTGTCTGATTCAGTCTTTGGATGTGGTGCTGGAGCTTTTAAATTGCTGTTATTCTTGGCATTATATTCAGCACGACCTTTGGCAGTCATACCAGCACCTTGTTCGGTCTTGTTGTATGTCTTGTCCTTACCAGTTGTTCTCTTAGGAATTGGTTTGTCGTGTTTAGTTGCCATTATTTTACCTTTGCTGTCTTTGCAGACTCTTTAAAAGATTTAGCTGTTGGGGCACCTTTAGTGCCTGGTTTACGCATTTTTTCGACAGAGCCGGCTTTTATGCGCTCCTGTTTAGCATGAATGTTGGCATAGAGCCCAGGTTTAGTTGCCATAATATATCCTTAAATTAGATGGGAGACCAGTCACCCCTCCCCTACTGGATCATTTACTTCTAAACATTACCAAAAAGTGTGCGTCAACCGAGCGTTCAGTCCAGCATATCTTTCAATATTCTAGGCATTTGGTAACTAAGAAAAGGTTTCGAAGCGTCTCCCGACGAGTTCTACTCCCTATATTTACTAATGCAAAAAATGGTAAAAATCCGCCCTTAATCTGGTGTAATAATCACACGTTTTTTAAACGGCGGTTCTTTTGGACCAGCTTGTTGTGCTGCTTGATTGGCACGAATGACATCATTTAACATCATTTTAGTCATTGCCATTGCTTTTTCTCGGTGTTCCATTTCTAATTCGGCAGATGTTTTAGCCGCTTTACGTTCGACTTCTTTGATGATGTCGTTACTAACTCCCGCTTTCTTTAAAAGTTGTCTCAGATTCATTTAAGCCTTTCAATTGAGGTTCAATTTGTAAATGGATATCGTTAATAAAATTTGCCCATTGCATTACTGGTGTTTCATATGGGCGGTTCATACTATTAATTAGTGCATTAATATCTTTCAATGTATATTTTAGTGTTACAACAAATGTCTCTAAAGGATCACTCATCTTTCTTTTTACCTTTCTTTTTAATGGTTATCTTAGCTGGTGAAAAATTTTCGAAATATTTATTGTCCCAACTCTCAAAATGTTTATTCTCTATCATTAACTCAAACCCATCCCAAAGACGCTGGCACTGCAAATCATGGACTCGCATAATACCATCAATGTAGTTGCCCACCTCGTCTTCTGACATCCTTTCTGGGCTATCTAGATACTGGCGAACAAACTCCTTTAATAACTCAGAGGTATTCCACATCTTAATAATGTCTTGTTCCAATTCAAAACGGTCATACTGGCTAAATAGTTTCATTTGGTTTTCCTTTTCTTATAATTTTTAACATCATTTTGAAAATTAACGAAATACCATTTACCTAATACTTCAATTGCAGCAACAACTTGTTTATATATTTCCAAATCGTCTTCATGCATGTTTTTATTATTTTTTATATCTTTTGATAAATTAACATACGTTTGAATCAAACTTTGTCGTGTTATATCATCTGCAAAATCGCAGTCAAGTTCAATTATCATTTTCCGCACCCTTCGTGTTTAGTGATTCTTGCTATTTCTCTGTTGATATACCAAACCGCTTTTCGTAGATTTTCGATTGGATCATCTTTAAGGAATGCTCTCCATATATACTTAATGGCATTACCAAGATTAAATCCCATATGCTCGGTAATCTCGATGCACTCGATACCACTGGGGTGTTGTGTATAATGTTTTGGATGGTTAACATTGTCGTGTTCCATTTTAAGTAATTCATAATCATATTTCATTCAAATCGTTCCTTTCTTATTTCGCTAATGACTATAGCAGCTTCCTCTTTTGTTTCACATAAAAAAATCTTTTTAACTGGTTCAAATTCTGATGGATTAATTTCATCAACGTCCACCAGGGTTTGCAATTGCCAAACACCATCTTTTTCATGTTCAATAACAAATATCATATGTCGAGTTCCTTTTTAATAAATTCAATACCTGCATTGAAATGATACCGCCAATATTTCTCACTTACATTAATATCATTATACATTAAACCTTGTAAAAAAGCATCTAAAATAACTCTAGATTTTTCTGGCATTCGGGTTGCAATTAAGTGTTTTATTTCTGTTATATCTTCTGCATCCCATAGTAGCCAGCCTGTCCCCTCCACCATGTTTGATGATATGCCTTCTGTTTCGTCTTGTTCTATTGGATCTGGATCTTCGTCAGATAATCTTGGTGCTACTGCTTGTATTTTTGCTGTCATAATTTTAGTGCGTCTAATAATGCTTGTTGCATGTTAATCTTACCTTCTAATACGTTTACTACTTTTTCATCAATACTGTTTGTTACTGTTAAATGGTGTATGAGAACCGGTTTTTCTTGCCCTTGGCGGTAGATACGTGCGTTGGCTTGGATGTAATTCTCTGAGCTCCATGGTAAATCAAACCAGATTGTTTGGGCTGTTTCTCCAACGTTGCACTGTAAATTGATCCCGATTCCGCCACTTTGGGGATGGGCAAGGAGCATACGAATCTCGCCACGACGCCACGCTTCAATGTTGTCGTCGTCCAGCACCACCGCCTCTGGGAAAGCAAGGCGTATTCGTTGAAGGGAGTGTTTGAAATGATAGAATACGAGCGTCGGGGAAGAAGACTCCTCCATGATCGATTCAAGACGTTCCAACTTAGCACCGTGTATCTCCTGCGTTTCTCCATCTTCTGTATAAATTGCGCCACTGGTGAACTGGAGTAACTTGCCCGCCAATGCCGCTGCTGTTGGAGCCGTGATGTTCCCCGTATCTGTACTAAGGACCATGTCTTTTCTAAGTTCGTCATATTGCTTCCTTACGTTGTCGTCAATTTGAATGTTGTGGTAGATGTTACTTAATGTCGGTAGTTGTAAATAATCCTCTGCCTTTAGTGACAAACATATGTCGTTTATTTTATTCTGTATAAGTAAACTACTAGTTTGCTTTGGCACCCAATTATAAACCACGCCAGTATGTCTATTCCTCTGACCCGGATCCATATACTTATCTCTAAACTTTGTTAGGCTCGTCTCCAGACGTTCCCCAAAATCTAATATACCTACCTGCGACCACAAATCTTGCAACCCCTGTGGGCTCGGGGTTCCAGTTAAAATTAATCTTCTTTTGAAAGACTTGAGGTGTTTCTTCAGTGCTTTGAACCTTTTTGTGCTTGAATCTTTGAAACGACTTGATTCGTCTATAATTAGGTAATCGAACTTCTTGTTCTGCTCTAATAGCCATACCAAGTTCTCTAGATTGACTACATATATACTCGACGTACTCTCTAATGAGGTCTGTCTTTGTTTTGGAGTCCCCATCACCTTTGCTATAGATAAGTGTTTCAAATGCTCCCATTTCTGGCACTCCTGAGCCCATACCGACTCCGCTACTTTCTTGGGTGCTACTATCAGCGTCTTGCCCTTCGGGCTCTCCGCTATGATGGTGAGCGCCGTCACAGTCTTCCCGAGGCCCGGCTCCATGAACAAGCCCATGTGTGGGACTGTCTTGGCTTTCTTTATGACTTCCAGTTGATATGGGTGTAGGTTGGTTTTGTTTAGCATCTTCTATTCCTTTAACCATTGCTTTTAATATAGGTAACATTGTTTCGGTTCCGTATTCCGATAATGCACAATTAACAGCCCATAGTATAACTCTTGTGTTGTCTTCTGTATAGTTTTTATTCTTATCTATTCTATCTAAAGATGGCGCATCTGGGCGCCTTGTTGCCTCGTTTGTTGGTGGTTCAAAACTAAAAGGCATTCCTGTAATTTCACAAGTACCGTGTTTAAGATGCTCCTCAATCCATTCTTGTGTTATATGTAACTCAACGCCTTTTTCTTTACATCTTTTTTTAGCGTTTCCATATAAAACATTAGCACGACCCCTAATTGTTCTTTTGTAATTATGGTTTGCTATTGGTGACCCCATTTATGAACTCCTCCACATCTTCTTTTGATTTCAATACGTATACTGGAAACCCCGCTTTCTCAAGTTCTGCGAATACGAGCGTTTGTCTTGGGCTTAGTATCCCGCTTTGTGTTTTTAGTTCCACTAGGTATGCTTTTTGGTTTAGAAACACTATTCGATCTGGCACTCCCGTCACTGTCGATAGCCATTTGTAACAGAGCCCCGACGATTGCTTGATTCTTTTCACTAGATGCTTTTCTATCTCTTTTTCTAGCACTCTCACGGTTGTCATCCTCTGTAGCATAAACTGCAAATACTTGTTTAAAAATATGTTCACCTAAATATGAGCGAGATTCATCACCAATTTTAGATTCATCTTCACCAATATACTGAAACACATGGGTGGTTGTATGGGATACTTCATGGTAAATAATACCCATACGTTCCAATGCATCTAACTTCTTCATTTCTTCATAATTAAACACAATGGCTAACATAGAATGCAGTGTGCCATCTTGTATGATGTAATGTGATTCCGCAATACCTAAATCCAAAGCATTATGCTTGGTTGTTATTTTAGAATCTCTAACAGCTTGTTGGAATGCACTATCAGAAAA